CTCTTCGAGGACGGCTTTGAAGTCCTCCCCTTTGTTGGAGGAGAAGGCCCCCGGCACGTTTTCCCAGACAATAAATCTTGGTTTTTCTCCATGTGTTTTCTCCCTCATTTCTTTCACGATTCGGACGGCCTCGAAAAACAGCCCGGACCGTGAACCATCCAGACCGCTGCGTTTCCCGGCAATCGAGAGGTCCTGGCAAGGCGAACCAAACGTGATGATATCCACCGGTTCCAGATCTGCGCCGCTGATGCCGGACACATCCCCGTAATGACGCATCTTTGGCAGCCGCTTTGTGGTCACCCGGATGGCGAAGGGTTCTATTTCGGAAGCCCAGACCGGCTCCACGCCTGCGAGGATCCCCGCCAATGGAAAGCCCCCGGAGCCATCAAACAGGCTTCCGAGGGTCAGCGTTTTCCTCTGTTTGGTCTCCCTACTCTCCACGGCTGCCCTCCGTTTCCGGCTCAAAGCTGGCCACTTCCTCAAACTTCAGCTTCTGTCCATCACGGAGGACATACACATCGTCATAGCGGACTGACCGGTACTCAATGTACCGCTTCACGATCACATCCATGAACTTGGCATCCAGCTCAATGCCCCGGCACGCCCGGTCCGTTTCCTCACAGGCGATCAATGTGGAGCCGGAACCCAGAAACGGGTCCAGTACGATGGCGTTGGTCATGGTGCTGTTTTTGATGGGATAACTCATCAGGCCGATGGGCTTCATGGTCGGGTGGAGTTTATTGGATTTCGGCCGGTCATACTCCCAGATGGTGGTCTGCTTCCGGTCGGAATACCACTGGTGGCGGCCATCCTTCTTCCAACCATAAAGGCAGGGCTCATGCTGCCACTGGTAAGGGCTCCGCCCAAGGACCAGCGCGTTCTTCTTCCAGATACAACACCCGGAGAGGTAAAAGCCCACGGTGTCAAACGCACGACGGAAGATCAGGCCCTTGGAATCCGAGTGGAACACATAGATGCTGCCGTCATCCGCCAGGTTGTCATGCATACAGTGCATGGCCTTCTCGGTAAACTGGTACGCTTCCTCATCCGGAAGGTCGTCATTCTGGATCGTCCCGGCAGTCCCTTCATAAGACACGAAGTAGGGAAGATCGGTCAGGACCAGATTCGCTTTCACGCCGTCCAGCACTTTCGCATAGCTTTCCGGCAGGGTCGAGTCCCCGCAGAGGACTTTATGCTTCCCCAGCACCCACAGGTCGCCGGCCCTAGAAAACACAGGCTGCTTCAGCTCCGATTCCACATCGAAATCATCTTCCTTGACTTCCTTGCTGTGTACCTTGTTGAACAAAGTCTCGATCTCCGGCGGGTCAAAGCCCGTCTTGCCAAGATCGAAATCACTGTTCTCGATATCCTTCAGCAGATCCGCCAGTAGGGAATCATCCCATGCGCCGGTGATCTTGTTGAGGGCGATGTTCAGCGCCTTCTCCCTGGTCTTGTCAATATCCACCACAGCGCAGGGTACTTCCGTGTAGCCCAAGGCAATGGCAACATTGAGTCTCTGATGTCCGCCGATGATCGTCATGTCGGCGTTGACCACCAGCGGGTCAGCGAATCCGAACTCCTCAATGGAATTTTTGATTTTCTCGTACTCCTTATCCCCAGGCTTTAATTTCTTCCTGGGATTGTAGGCGGCCGGCTTGAGTACAGTGACCGGCAGCACCTTCAGTTCTGCGGTAGGTTTCATGTGTACACGCCTCCATGTAAAGATTTACACGCGCATGACCTCAGAGAAGGGCACGAAAAAAGAGCCAAAGAAGAATCCCGGCTCCATAGTCTCAGCATCCTTTTCTTCGCCAGTGATCTCTGACAGCGGCTGTTCCGCGATGGGGTACCATTCCGGATCCTTCCCGTTCATGGATGCCAGCACTTTCTCCTCTGTATGGTCAATGGCATGTACACAGATACCACCCGTATTGCAGACCGCAAATACACCGATAACCTTCAATCCTTCCAAAAACAGTCACTCCCTTCTCCCATAACGGAATTCAAAATAGCAGTCCTGGCAACAGAAGCGCTGCGGCTTCTTTCCCTCGTTAAGCGCGTAGAAAACCTCACCGCAATTCTCACACACAGCACGCCGGCCATGCTTTTCCTTTTCTGCCCGCCACCGGTCATTCCAAAATTTGTTCCTGCAGGAGCGGGAGCAGAATTTCTTTGGCCTGCCCGTAGACGGCTGGATGATCTTTTTTCCACATACCGGGCAGTTGGCGTATTTTGGCTCCCGCCTGTGGTAGCGAAGCCATTCCTCATCCTCCTCCGGGAGAGGCAGCCGCCGGCACGGTCCGGTGGCCGGAAGGCCCAGCTTCAGGCAATGGAGAATGACAATCCCTTCCGGGATGTCCAGCTGCTTAGCAATATCAGCACAGCCCATTTCGCGCATCCGCAGTTCCCGTACTTTCTCACGTTCCGGCAGGTAAGCGCCGCCGTCTGAAACACAGCCCAGCGGGATCCCGGGATTTTTCCTTTCAGCCATCCGCAACACCGCCTCTTATTACCCGTCCCCGGTTGGCACAGGCGCGGCTGCAGTAGGTGCGGGGCCGGTATGCTTCTTTGGCAGAGAGGAATTCCTTCCCGCAGACCGGGCAGGTCTTCATCTGGGCCGCTTTCCAGTGTTCCGGCTTCGGATGCTCAACCCACCACTTTCTCCTGCAGGCAGCAGAGCAGAATTTCCTTGGCCGGCCGGTCTGGTTCCTTGCCACGGCTTCCCCGCACTGCGGGCAGAACCGTTCCGCTACATGGGGTAGGAACTCCGTCATGGCATTGTCAAAACAATCCCTACTGTTTTTCTTGTCCTGCATCTGCCTCCTCCTTTCCCATAGCACAACAAAATAAACTCTATTTCTCAAAAATGTTCAAAAAACAGGCTAAAAAGAAGGAGCCGTTATATGGCTCCAAAGGTAAGATCTTGTCTTAGCATGATTTCAGCTTGTTTTTTTGATGTCCCTGTCCGATATTTTGTCGGAACAAGCAAAAACACATGAGAAATATCGCATAAATCGCGGTTTCTCATGTGCTTTGGTTCATTCCGAACAGATGTGCCGTGGTCTTGAAGGATACTTGCCACGCCTCTTTTTCATGTGTTTTGGTTTCGCGCCGAACCCTCAAGACCCCCGGCCTGTCAATTTCGCGGATTTTCACAGAAGAGGGGCCGCCGGTCTTCCTGCGGCTTTCCCACAGTGAAGTGTCCCCGGCCCCGGCGGGGCATCCGGGCATGAAAAAAGCACCCATCAGATTTCTCTGACAGATGCTTCAATCAAATTTAATTATTCTTTGGTCCAGTCTTCAACTTCCAGATTTTCAACCCGAAAGAACTCTCTGGTATTATTTGTTACAAGAATTAATCTTTCCGATCTTGCGTGACCAGCAATCAGCATATCCATCGGCCCAATCGGTGTCCCTTTCCGTTCAAGCTCTACGCGAACTTTTCCATATTCTTCCGCAGCATAATTATCAAACGGAAGAATAGAGATAGACGATAAGAACAGAGTAATTGCCGCACGGTTACGTTCCACCGCCTGGCTCTTCTCCACACCATGCATCAATTCACCATAAGTGATTGACGAGACACATATATCATCCGGGTTGTGTTTTAGAAAATTCTTTATAACTTCTGGCGGCTTATGCTTGATTGCATAGATACAAATGTTTGTGTCCAGCATATACTTCATAAGGCTTCACGCTCCTGTACCGGAGGCTGTTCTCTGCCGTCACTCATAAAATCGTCCGAAAACATTTCCAAACTGTTCAGGAAACCAGCCCACTTGTTCTCTTTTGGCATCAGAATAACAATGTCGCCAATCTTGTTAACCGCAACTTCATCACCGCTGAAGCGGCACTCTTTCGGAAGACGAACGGCTTGACTCCGACCATTTTCAAACAATTTTGCAGTCATCATGATAATACACCTCCTTATGTTTATAGTATATACCACGATATATATTTTGTCAAGGTGTTCCCAGCAATTTAGTTTATGCAGTTCGGTACCATCTATGCTATAGCGGGGGAGAATATCGTGCTTGCTATCACACAGTATTCAACCGTTTTCTCCCAAAATTTAGTATATTTCGGGAGAAAGAAGATTGCTCTGGGGGGAATAATCAGTAGGTGTATGTCGGGCGGCTGTCCTCGTGTCCTGTTTTTACGTTATGATGATGCCTGCACAGGCTTTGCCAGTTGCTCTTATCCCAGAACAGCTTCTGGTCACCACGGTGTGGGACAATGTGATCCACAACTGTTGCTTTGGTATAGCGTCCCTGCTTCATGCACTCCACACATAGCGGGTGGGTCTGAAGGAACGTTTTGCTTGCCTTCTGCCAGTGGCTGCCATAGCCGCGCTTTGCGGCCGGCCGTGTTACCTCCGGGTGGAGAGGCTTGTGCTTTTCACAAAACTTTGTCCCCGGCTCAATCAGTTCTGGACAGCCGGGATGTCCACAAGGAACTCTTGGTCTCTTCGGCATAGTCATCACCTTCGTTCACAAAAAATTAATCCTTATTATCTTGTCAATCGGGCAGGGTTTGGATATAATATAAGTGGGTAGAGATACCTACCGGTCATGACGGTTAGAATATCATGAACGTGTATGTTTAGCTTCCGCAAGCGACGGGGTGCTGCAAAGCGTAGAATATCGCTTACGTGTATAAGAGCTTGCCGCAAGGCAGGCTCTTTTTTTAACGGAGGATAAATTGATGAAGCTTGTGTCCATCAGCACTACCTTACTTGATAAATATCAAAATGATCCCGAAGTTCTTACAAAATCAGGCCGACCTTATGTTCTTGTAGTCCGACTAAAATACAAGGGCCATTCTCAGGATTTTGCAATTCCAATTCGCTCGAATATTCCTGCTTCGGCACCAAAGAGTCAATATTTTGCTCTTCCACCAAGACCCTCAACACGCCCAAGAAACCGGCATGGGCTCCATTACATAAAAATGTTTCCAGTGACAAAAGCGTATCTTATTCGCTATCGTACTGAAGGGAATGCTTTTGCCACATTAATTCAAACTATCATAAACAAGAACACAAAGCGAATCGTTCAGGAAAGCCAGCAGTATCTCAACGATTACGAGGCGGGAAAACGTCCGCTGTATTCCACAGATATTGACTACCTTTTATCACTGCTTCATTCCTGACTTTTATAGTGGTTCGTATGGCCCACTATTCTATTTACTCCTCCCACGGCAAGAGTCCTTTGCCGAAATGACCGTAGGAGCTAACCGCATTGTAGTCCACATCCAGCAGATGAAGGTCTCTTACGATGCCCCTGGGTGTCAGGTCGTAGTTCTCCCGGACATAGGCGCGGATGAATTCCGGGTTCTGGTACTCAGAGCCGAAGCAGTCCACCGCCACAGATACAGGTTCCACAACGCCGATGGCGTAGGCCAGCTGGACTTCACAGCGGTCTGCGTATCCGGCACGGACGATATCCTTCGCGATCTTCCTCGCCATATACGCACCGGAGCGGTCTACCTTGGAGG